AATCGCATCCGTCGATATCTTATAGAGTTTTACCCTGCTTACGCTGCTTACCCTGTCCGATATAATCTTTTTAACGATTAAACCATAACTATACGGGTTCGTCTGAATATGTCCGTAAGCCTCTTGAATCGTATGGAACGCCAACGGGTATTTCACGCCGACCTCCATCAGCGACGGGATAATCGAAGCGATAATCTCGCTATCAATCAGCGATTTGCGATGCTTCGTATTCACGTGAAACAGTTCCATATAATTCTCTCCGATAATTCCCGTATAATCGATAATATGCTTATTTTCGTGATGGACGATAATAAACTCATACGCCATCTCAGCGTCCAAGTGTTGGACGAATAAACTCCTGAGTTTCGCAGAAAACTCTTCTGCGGTTAAAGCAAAGACTTCTTCTGTCGTAAAATGTTGCTTGAAGTATTTAAACAAGATTTCGTCCAGCATATTGCCGTGCGTTTTCGTGGGATGCGAGAACCTCGAACTATTCGCATCAGGGCAACTCGAAGTCCCGAAGTGCCACTCGTCCTTGTAATGATATACGGTAATGATTGTGCCGTCATACGCCTCATATACCTTGTCTTCCGCAGAATACGACGCAGCGATGAAAGTATTATAATCAATCCGCTCAGGGATAGAGTTTGCGTAGGTTACGACGACATTGTTATTACGTTCGAGGCTAAAATCCAATACGACGCTACGGCATTGCTCGTATAATTCTTTGAAGTTATCGACGTTATTCCGAATATAGGTATTGTGTAGCAGAACGATATCGCTACATCCCTTAAACTTCTTCACCTTCATCATAGGCCAGAGGTGATACTTCTTCAACAGGGAAATGAGGCAATTCGCATAACTGTTCGTAGCGTTCGGAACAGCATTAGCGACGGCGGCGGTCGCTTCGTAGGCTTCGTAGAGTTTGAATGTTTCGTCGATAAGATTGTATAGCGTCGGAACGAACGGAACGGCGGGGACAGCAGCAACAGCCATAGGAACGGCAGCAACAGCGGGAACGGTCGGAAATGTAATCGGAGAGCAAACGGAAGTCATCGTGTGTAATTACATATTATCTAATCTCTTATATCAATTTTTATAATTTTTGAATGATAAAATGAAAAATAAATAAATTATTTCTTTTTGTAATATAAATCGAACATCTCTTGTCCGACCTGTTTATGAACCTCTTCGCTCGTCTCCTTTTTCGTTATGATAGTCTCACGCTTGGATAAGAAATATTCAAAAAACGAATAATCAAAACCAGCCTCTTTCGTAACCATATCAAAGAGCATCGGGTATCTCTCGATAAAAAACTTAAACTTGTCCTCTTGTGTCATATTATGAACTACCGATGCGTGGGATAGCGGAGTCGCCATACACTGATTATCGTGAATGATTTTCATAATGTCTTGAACGATGTCTGTAATCGCCTTATTATCCAAGCCATCGCTTAGAAAGTCGTGTGCTTCGCCGCTTCCAGTTCCTTGCTTTTGTTTCTTCGTCATCCACTTCTTTTATTATCTTTATGATATATTCTTTATGTAAATTTTAATTCCTTCTATTGTAATAGAATATACAAAAAAATGAAAAATGAATTGATGTATGCCGTGTTAGATTACGCACCCAACGTCCAAGCACCCGAACCATTGAAAAATGCGGGGTTATATACTGGCGATGTTTTATTCGACAAGAAACCGTGGGGGAATAACTATGCGATGCCACGCACTGAACCCGATGCGGTTGCGTATAGTTCCCATTTTTACGCAAGTCATCACATACCGTCTTATAATCGCCCCGGAAATAACTCCATCGATAGCCGAGAATATAAAATATATACTATAAATGACGGCGGTGGCAGCGATAACCGTGATAACGTATATCACTTCTCTTGTCATACCTGAGCAGTCGGAACAGACGGAGCAATCGACGTATTCGGCGACGGCTTCTTTATCGTATCCTTGTGTTTTACTAAAAAGTCGCAAATATATTTATAAGTCTCATCGACTTGTTCGAATGTAATACCGCCCGTGATTAATACGCTACCGCTTTCAAACAAAGCCCCTGTAACCTTCTTACATTCGCCGAGGTTCTGTCCCATACCTTTTCCATAGCAATACTTGGGACACGAGCAGATACCATTTTTATTTTTATTGTGAATATTCCAAAAGTATTCCAACTTGACGCCTTGATATATACCGGGCTGAAAACTACACTTGTTATTGTATTCGTCATTGATAAACAACTTGTGTATTTCCTTTCGGCGAATCTCAAACCCTTTTTTAAGTTCGGGGTCGCAATACACCTTGAAGTCGGTGTTTATCATACGTATCTTAAAGTTCTGATATTTCAAATCCAATTTATACTCTGGGTCGATACTCGCATTCACAATAATATTCTTATCAATCGTATTGTAGATTTCGGTTATGTCGCCGATAATATGATTCACAATGTGTTCCGTATCCTTGACATCTTTGATACCCGTCAATTGTATATTCCCATTCTTGAATATCTTGACATTCGGGATATACTTGTCGTGAAACTTATAAATCACCGTAACCTGATTGTCAAACCGATTCTTCTTCATCGTGTTCTTCTTGCTCTTCCTGCGTTTCTTAGGATACACGCCTTTCGACGCATCCGTCCCATTTTTCATAAACTGAACCCATACAACCCCCTTGTCGCATCCTTCGGCAACATTCTCAATCACTTTAATATTGTCAAACAATATTCCAAGATTTATATTGATGTTATTGCCAACGTTTGCGTTGCAAGTGATTGTCGAGATTCTATACGGAGAAAAGAAAATTGCCGAGGCGGATGTTGATGCTGTTGTTGCGTCTGTCATTAGGTGCATATATATAAGAATATAACTCCTTATATCAATTTTTATTTTCATTTCATTTCGAAACAATTAAACTCAGTTTATTATCAATCGTGTTCGCATTCGCAGCATTCCCGCTTCCGCTCTTCGTATTCTTTTTGATTTGATTTTGATTCTGATTGTCAAGTTTGATGTGCATATTGTCGGTGATGTTCTTTAAATACGAGGTATTCACAACTTCATAACTGAAATTCGTAGAAATCATCGGAGGCAGATTTAGAATATACGTCTTGTCATTCGTATAATGTCCTGTACGGAACTCTTCGATAGACATCGGACCGTTGAATATTTTTAGTAAAAACCGAGAAGGGGCGGGGCGAATCGGATGCGTGAATCCATAGTGTTTGCTTAGCATCTGGATTAGACTGTTAATTTCCCATACCTTATCGCTACCGCAATGCGAAGAGAAGTTGTAGGCATTCGCACATTCAAGAGAGCAAAAGTTCCCAAACAATACGTAGGTATCGGTTTTAATATTGTATTTATAAGGCATCCCGAACGTCCGATTGTCGATAGGATGGCAACACCAGTAGCAATTATTATTCGAGTTTAGTATTTCGTCGGTATGCGACACTTTCAACGAATACTCGCTATTACTATTATCAAAGATGATGTTATCCTGAATCGTGCTATATGTGTTGTTTTCGTTAATATAAAAACAATTCGGCTCATACGGCTCGGGAAACTCGGTAATCGTATTGTTATCCGTGATGTTCAGTTTGTTTATCTGGGTGGAGGACAAAGGCAACTGTAAAATAATGTCGTCATTATCAACTACCGAAATGTCCTTGATGATTGTATTCATTAGGTTTTTCTTCTTCTTTAAATCGCTTACAGTATCGTCGGCGTTTTTTGCTTTTCGAGGCATTACTTGGTGATGTGTCGAAACGACGATGTCTTATTATGTATATATGCGTTTATTATTTATATCATTGTGAATCAAAATAATCCTTGAAATAGGTTATGTTTTTTATCAACGCAGCATTCGCAGCATTCGCATCCATCGAGACATTCGATATCTTCGAGACCTTCATTGGCTTCGTTGGCGGGGTATCAAAGGAAACGTCGCTTTTCGCAGATATACATTTCATTTTTATCTCTCTGATTTCGTTATTCAGAGTGTTTATCGTGTCGATTAAATATTTGATAATGTATCCTGATAATAAGATTAAGATTAATACTAATAAATCCATCCTCGGTGGCTTCGCTACTTTGTTTTATTAAAAGAAGGATATAAAAATAATACGAACTTGTATGTCGCTACCTCGACCAGATGAAATTGCACGTTCCATTAATCACCGAGAATACGTTAATGACCCTCGTATATACGATGACATCCAATTTAACCTCGTTCTCGTTTATATACGGGATGGACTTCCGTCGCATCAAGTCGAACAGATATTTGAACTCGTTCTTATTGGTTATATCCTTGCGACTGTCGTTGTTCCCTCGATTATTAATATTAATATATAAAGACGTGGTTATCATCTGGTTATTAAAAGAACCCGCACTCACTATTTTTTCAGGGAAGAGCGAGAATGAATAACTATATATTCCTGTGCGAGGGACGTTCGTATGATACTGATACGGCTGAATGTTATTATAATAGTATGCCTTCTGGTCTTCACGAATGATGGTGTCCGCCCATTTTATTTGAGCGGTGTCTAATAACCCCATCGTTTCGTTATAGGTATGCGAAGCAGTATAATTGTCGTGTATATTGAACTTTTCGGGTATATCGCTACGACGCAATACCCACACGATTTCTTTAATATGATTGTAGGAACTCGTTAAAGTATAGTTGTCCCCATAACTTGTGATGTTTAACGCAGGGTATGCTTGTCGCTTCACGTAATCGACGACGTATTTTACGATTCCCTCTTTTTGTAATGAACTCATCCGATACGCACTGTCAAGAAATACATAATTCACATCCAGAAAACACTGAATATAACTCTCGTTACTAATAAATGTGTTGATTTTGACCGTATCCTTGTAGATACTATTGAAAAACCTTGGCGATACATACATTTTTAACGTATCACACCATACCTGATAGAGCATCTCAATATCGTTTATATGAATATCCACCTTGATTTCTTGATTTTGTATTTTATATAATGGCAACGCCAACGACGGATTTCGAGAAAACCAAAAGTTCAATGGAACTTGTAGTATCCGCCCTTTTATCGACGGATTCCCAGCATTCGCTATTTTGTCCGTCGTCGGATATATTTTATTATATAAAACGTTGTTCTTAATCACATACCTCGTGTTGTTATTATTCGGGGCGGTGTATTCGGGAATGTTCCCAATCAACTTGTTATACTCGACGCCGTCCTTGTTCGTCAGTTCATTCCAGATATTCATCCATTCGCCATAGATTTCGTCGATTATGCTTCCTTCGACCCTTATTGTCGCCGTTTTAATAAAGTTGTGTCCCACATTGTTTATCCATCGAAACCGATGAACGTCCGACGAATAGATGTCGGGCAAATTAAACGACAGATACATATTGCTTACTAAATCGCCGTATCGCTTGATGGTGAAGGTTATCATCTTGTTCTCCGTAGTGAAAGCGAGGTTAATCGACGAGTTTATATCAGGAATGATATTCTTGTTTTCCATCGAGAAATTGACGTGCTTATTATAGACATATTTATAGTAATTGATACAAGGATTTAAATTGATATAGGAATCCATCTGTCCTTTTAAAACCAACTGTGTGATTCCACCGCCCATAATTACTATATTATATATTATATTATATTGATACTTTAATATTATCTTATATGATGATTAAGTTTATGTTTAAGATTAATCATCGTATTTCTTTATAAACGCCAATAGGTTCTCGCATGTCCTTGCCTCTTCGAAGGATGCGAGAATTGTCGGAGGGTTCGTAGAGTTATCGACAATGACGAATGTCGGGAAACTTGTAATCCCTAAACTTTTAGCACGTTCGAGATGTTCGCTGTGATTGTATTTTTTAAGCGATACCTTGTTGAACGTCTCTTTATTTAATTTATCCCAAACGCCAGACTTGTTAAACACTACACAATGTTTGCACGATTCCATATAGTAATATTCGAAACGAATCGGTTTATCATCGCCACCGCCGAAAAACCCTTCGCTTATCCTGTCCTTGTTCGTTAGTATAACCGCAAGTAAAAATACAGTGGAGATTATAATAATCGAGTAGAGAGTTCCGCTACTTGAAGTTTTGCGACGCATTCAAAAATCTATTCAATTCTAACATAATGATATATAAAAATAAAAAATTATCATTTAATAATATCGTTATATTGTTTTAGTTTCATAATGGCTTCCTTTGCACTATCGTTATCATTCGTGAAAGTTATAAATGTGTAAAAGGTATTCATATTCATCGTATTCTTTAAAAAAGATTCGATTCGTTTGCTGTCGATTAAGATTACCCGACAATCTAAGGTATCGTAATTAATGGAGTTATCGTAGTCTGTATCGACTACATAGACGCTAAACTCATTTTTCTCTAATCGTCGCTTGTATTCGCAAACATCGCCATCGCACACGACAATTGTCCGATAGATTAGATGTGTATTATACAATGCGTTCAACTTATCCACGAAATCCATTGGATAGATAATATACCTATGTAAATAATTTTTATATAAGATTATTTAGACTACTATGATATAAATAGTATAATGGACGACAAAGTAATTAAAATTCATTTATCTGTTTTTCAAAATCGCTATAATCACGTAGATGTCCCCGATAATATACTACAAAAAGCCGAAACTCTTAAAAAATCGTGTAGTTGCTTTGATTCCTTCTATGACCCTAAGATGATATGGGAGAAAAAACTATACAACAACAAGCGAGAGAAGCATTCGCAACAGCATTCGCATAACTACACCCCGTCGCATTCGCAGCATTCGCATAACTACACCCCGTCGCATTCACAGCATTCGCAGCAACATTCACAACAACAACAGCATTACACCCCGAACAATTCGTATCAGACCGCAAGTAATAAAGGACGGTTTCATATTATTATTCCTGACTTTTCGGATAACTCATGCACGAAACGAGCATTGATAGGGCATTTAAATAAATTAACTTCAAAAAACAAAGAGGTCATCTATGAAAAGATAAAGGCGATTATCGACACGAACAATACCGAAGAGGTTTTTTTAATTATTTGGTCTTACATTAAGATAACGGACGGCAGTGGCGGCAGCGGTAGCAGCGACAACCTCTATATCCGACTGCTCGACTATTTCGACAGCACCTTTTTAAATACGATGTTGGATACATTGTGGAACAACTATACCCAACAGAAGGAGTGGATACCGCCGAAATATATCTTTGACAATAACCTATTGTTGCTTAATAACGAGTATGAGTTATACTGTGATTATGTGAAGTGGAAGAAAGGCGTTCATAATACGAATATCATTTGGATGAAATACAAGCCCCAAGAGATTCAACGGCTACTGAATGATATTTATGATTATCTTACGGAGGAATGCTTCGGCAACCCGAATATACACAAGTATATCATCGATATATTTTTAGAACAAATCTTGAAAATATTAAAGTCTTCGCCGACAGATACATCTATCGTAGAAAAAATAAAAGCCCTCGATATTAAGACTTTTGATAGTTCGACGAAGTTCCTAATCTATAATATTATCGAAAATAAATAAATAATTTCTATTATTATAGTATAAGTATATAGAATAGAATAATGAAAGAGACAGACAACACTTTATC